GTGATTAAATATTAAAAGTATATAACAACAAATAAAAAATTTAATAATATGACAGAAATTGATTTTGGAGATGGATTCAATAGTAACGATGTTCAAGACATTGATAAGAATCCTGTTATTGATAAGAACAATGATGTTCAATCAATAGATAAGTCTAATCAGAATAACAATGGTAATCCTGAAGATGACCAGAAGCCTGCTGATAATCAGAATGATGATAAGCAGACTGGTAATGGTGATAATCAGAACGGTAATTCAAATGATGACATTGATACAGGTCTAGATGTAGGTGTAACATTTGAACTAGATGGTCAGGAATATCATGTAGATGAGAATAAAAATATTGTTGATGCAAATGGTAATATTTTTAAACATGCTAATGAAGTAGCAGATTTTCTTAAGAATTATGATGTAGATAATGGTACTGAAGAAACTCCTACTACAACTATTTCTACACTTAAAGAGAAATTTGGTGATGTTGTAGATGAAAATGGAAATTCTATTGAATTTGAAGACACACCTGATGGTATTGAAAGTTATGTAAATAATGTATTGGAGTCTCGTTCTAGAGATATACAAGCTGCTACAATTAATAGTCTTTTTGAGAGTTATCCAGTAGTTAAAGACTTTATTAATTATTTACAGACACATAATGGAGACGCTGAAGGATTTACTCAGATTCGAGATAGATCTTCAATAGAATTGGATGCTAATAACGAAGCACAACTTGTTGCTATTATTAAAGAAGCTGCTGAAGAGTTTGGAAATAAAACTATTGATGACGTTTATATTAACTTCCTTAAAGATACAGGTAAACTGTATGAGCAAGCTAAATCTATGCACGAAGCTCTTGTTCAGAAAGATAATGATACTCGCGAAAGAATGGAGTATGAAGCACAACAGGCTCAACTTGCTAGAGAACAAGAAACTGCTGCATATTGGAATCATGTTGCTGAAGTTGTTAATAATCGTAAGATTGGTGAATATGAACTTCCAAAGTCTACAGTAATTACTAGAAATGGTGTTAAAACAACTGTTACCACAGATGATTTCTTTAAGTATATTAGCACTCCAGTTAAAGATAAAGACGGAAATGTCGCAACTGCATATCAGTTTGATAAAGCTAAAGTAAATGCAGAAGAAAGACTTAATGCTGAACTATTAGATGCTTGGGTTACTTTTACAGGTGGTTCATACAAAAACATTGTAGATATGGCTATTAATAAAGAAAATGCTAATAGAATTAAAATAACTGCTAAAACTGCAAAAGATGTTAAACCTATTAAATTTGTAAGAAAGTCAGCTGGGCATCAACCTAATAGTGAAATACTATTTGATTAATATGTTAAATTAAATTAAATTAAAATTATGTACAAACTAAAAGAGGTTTATAGAGGTCGTTATGATGATAGAGGTTTCTCTAGTGAAGAAACTATTGCTAATCTTATGCTTCAGAAGCCTTCTGAAATTAGTAAGATTCTTACCTATACTTATGGTATGGATGATGATCGTTTTCCACTTACCTTTATGACTGAGGGTCAAGGTAATGTTGGTGTTAAAGATCTTGATACTGTACAGTGGACTTGGAAGACAATGGGTCGTATGAAGTTTGACGATTATGTTGTTTACTTTAATACAAGTAATACTACTCCAGGTAAGAATGGTGCTTCATTTGAAGTTGAGTTTGCTACTCATTGGCTTATTGAACAGTATGGTCTTATGGGTCCTGATGGTACTCATGTTCGTATTATGAAAGACCTTGGTCTTGGTACTCATGGTGGTTATCTTTATCGTCTTAAGCTAACTACTCCTGATCCTAATCGTTTTGTTGATCCTGATACACTTGCTAAAGGTGTTTATTGGTCAATGACTGCTCCTACAGTTTCTGAAAGTAGAAGTAAGGGTAACAGAAGTAATGCTATGGGACCTGGTAAGATGACTTCTCAGCTTGAGTTCCATAGATATAGTGAAGAGATTGCTGGTAATGTTGCTAATGTCGTAGTAGAATACGAGTTTAAGACAAAGGATGGTGGTACTACTAATCGTTGGATTAGCGAAGAACAGCGTCAGCATGATATTGCTCAGCGTATTATGGATGAAGAGCGTCTTTGGATTGCTGAGTATAACAGAGATGAGAATGGAGAGATTACTCTTATGGATGAGGACAATGGTAATCCAATTCCTCATACAAGTGGTATGATTGAAATTTGTAAGGAGTCTAATTACGATACTTACGGAGAGGTTCTTACTCTTAATAAGATTGAGCGTACTATTGGTGATGTTCTTAATAAGGATACTGATACTGGTACAATGGAAGTTGTACTTGGTGTAGGTAAGGGATTTGCTCAGGACTTCGATATGGCTATCCGTAATGATGCTCGTTCAGAGGGATTTGTTACTCCTCTTGGTGACAAGATGATTGGAGAAACAGAGGGTGGTCTTACTTATGGTAAGTATTTCCGTCAGTATAAGACTGTTGATGGTCATGTTATTACTCTTAAGAATCTTCCATTCCTTGAGCATGGTACTATGGCAGAAGCTGCTAAGAAGAATGGTCTTATCAATCCTCGTACTGGTCTTCCTATTACTTCTCACCGTGCATATCTTCTTGACTTCTCTACTTATAATGGACAGCGTAATGTTCTTAAAGTTCGTCAGAAGGGTCAGATTTATAATGCTGGTGTATTGAAGGGACTTACTCCAATTCCTCCATATTGGGGAAGTGTTCCAACTAACGCTATTTCTACTGTTGTAGATGCTAGCCGTTATGAAGTTAAGAATAGTTATGGTTTGCAGGTATTCAACAGCACTAAGATGCTGGCTTTGGAGCAGAAACTATAATTAAATTTGTTGATTACTAAAAAGATATTAAAATGGGTGTAACTAATATTAATGCTAATATAGCAGCAGGTTCTGTTAAACCTGATGGTGAGAAGAAAACTATGGCTGATGAAAAGAAAGAACACGATATAGAACTAGAACAGTCTTATGTAGACGAACGTAGTATTACTATTTGTTCTGTTAATCGTCTTTCTTTGTTTAGAAAAGCAAATATTAAAGTTCTAGGTAATAGAAAAGAAACCATAGGTTCTTCTATTGAATCTTGTAAAAGAATTGCTTCTAATACAGAAGAAGTTAAGGCTTATTTCCCTGCATTGCTTGGTATTTCTGATACTAATCCTGATTTTGTAACAAGAGTTAAAGCTTGGCTTAGTAATATTCGTGTAGTACTTAGTAGTACAGATTTGGTTCTTGATACTACATTCTTATATAATAGGAAAGCTGATTATCTAACTATCAAAGCAAAAGAAGAGGCTATTGAAAAGAAATATGAAAATATGCCTCATAATAATATTTCTGCTTTGAAGAAACTAGTTAAACAGAAGTATGATGAAATTGCTGCTCTTGAAGCAAGTAAGTATAAGTATGGAGTACCTCGTAATGTAGAAGAATATCTGCTTTACAGACATTGTCTTCATTATTCTGATGTAGCAAAAGATATGGCTCTTATCAATTCTAGTAGTGCTTATCGTTTCTACATTAAAGATGAGTATAAGGAGAAACTTAAAGAAAGTAGACTTCTTAAAGAAAAGCAGAAAGCTATTGCTTCTTATTCTGATGTTTGTGGTAACTCTAGTAAATTTGATTCTGTATTTATTCAGATTTGTGTATATGATAATCATAACATTACTGAGTATAGTCTTAGAACACAGGAAGATAAAGAAAATATTATGCTGAATTTTGTAATGTCAGAGCCTGCTAAGTTTAATAAGATTTGCAATGATGCTAATCTTGCTACAAAGAGTATTATTGAGAAACTTATTGCTAGAGGTGAACTTATTCGTTCAGAATATAATCAGCAGATTTCTTCTCCTGATGGAACATTTATTGGTAGTAACATGAATGAAGCAGTTGCTTATTTTAGTAATCCAGATAATTCTAATTTCGTAGAAGCACTTAAAAACAAACTTAAATTTTTCTAATAAGAGATAGTTATGAACATTAGTAATATGCACATTTGGTTTAGACAGTTTGCTCAACAAATGGGCTTACAAAATGTTCGTGGTATATTGTCAGAACAAATAGATATTGTACTAAATGCAGCTATAAATGATATATCTAATAAGATTATTAAAGAAAATCTTATAACAACAGGTAAAGGAAATGATAATAATTCTAAACTTTCAAATATAAATGTATTTCGTAAACTTTATAGAACATCTGAATATGATCTTACAAGTAACGAGTACTTTCATTTTGATAGAGAAGATAGTCAAGTAGGAAAACTAACATCTACAAGTCTATTACAAAGAGAACTTAATAATATGTTTAAGATAGCTACTGCAAGTCTTAATTATAAAGTTACTAAGAATGGATTTACAGGTGTTAGTACCTACGATCCTTTACAATTTACAAGTGATGCTAAAACTACAAAACAATATAAAGTACGCTTTATTGATGGAACACTTCTTGAAGATACTTTAAATGATTATCATACTAAATCTAAATTGTATAGTCCTATAATAAACATCACTAATGATGATTGTGTAGAATTGTATATTGATAGTTTAGTTAAAAACGATAACAATTATTATACGTTTAAAGATAGTCTTGTACCTTATAAGTTTAAAGTTAATTACATTAAAAAGCCTGCTGTTGTTAAACTAGATAACATAGATCCTGCAAATAATGTTGATTGTGATTTACACGAAAGTGTTCACATAGATATTATCAAATATGCTTGCGACTTGTATAAAATTGCTGTTAGTAATGGTCTTTATACTGCAAGTAATAATAACAATAATAAAAATTAAATAAAATATGAAGCATTTTATTTTGGCTACTAGTGTTGCTGCAAGTCTTGCATCTGTTGTAAAAGGTGCAGTTGGTGCTTTCGAACTTGGAGATAATCCGAGTGTTGCTAGTTCAGCACTTACAAAAGATTTCAGCATTTTCGTAGGAGATGGTACTAGAAATTTTGTAATTGATGAAGTTAATTTTTCTTCTTTGAAGGTTACAAAGGCTGCTGCAGCTGATGCTGTTGCTAGTGCTAATTTTGCTGCTACAGTAACTATTGCTACTGCTACTGCTGGAAAGGAATATACTATTCGTGTTTTCAAGAAAGGTGTAGAGTTTAATAGACGTAATTCTTG